GATTATAATGATAATAAATTAAAATCTAAAAGTCAATAAAAAATATTTTTTAAATAGAGATATTTATTAAATAAAGATAATAAAAATAAAATTAAAAACAATTTGAAATGGCTGATTTATTAATGAAAATGCCCATACCTTACGAACCTAAAAGACAAAATAGGTTTATTTTACGTTTTCCTTCAACATTAGGAATTAATGAATGGTTCGTAGAATCGGCTGCAAGACCAAAAATAACAATTAATCCGGTAGCAATTCCTTTCTTAAATACTGAAACTTATGTGGCAGGTCGTTTTACTTGGGGAACTATTAATGTTAAATTCCGTGACCCAATTGGACCTTCTGCATCACAAGCTCTTATGGAGTGGGTACGTTTATGTGCTGAATCAGTTACAGGTCGTATGGGGTATGCTGCGGGATACAAGAAAAATATTGACCTTGAGATGTTAGACCCAACAGGTGTTGTTGTGGAAAAATGGATATTAGAGGGAACTTTCTTATCTGACGTTAACTTTGATTCTTTAGGATACAGTACAGATGCTTTAGCAACAATTTCAGCCGTACTTCGTATGGATAGATGTATATTAGTTTACTAAAATTATAATTTATATTTAAATTTAAGAATCCACATATCAAAAATATGTGGATTTTTTATTAACTATTTATAAAAAACCATTTAAGATTATATTTTATAATAAAAACAAATTAATATGGATGAGAGTTTAATTAACGCAGGAACGGAAAATTTCACATTACCACATGATGTAGTATCATTACCGAGTGGTGGAATTTTTTATAAATCTAAAAAAAAGTCAATTAAAGTTGGTTATCTAACAGCATCTGACGAAAATTATTTAATTGGTGCTTTGGCAGGTAAAGAAAATGTTGTATTAACATTATTAAGAAATAAATTATATGAACATGATTTACGACCTGAAGAATTATTAGATGGTGATGTTGAAGCTATTTTAATATTTTTAAGAAATACTTCTTTTGGGGCGGAATATATAATTAATTTAACTGACCCACAAACTGATAAACCATTTGTACATACAGTTGTATTAGATGAGTTAAATATCAAAAAAACCCAACATAAACCTGATGAAAATGGTTTTTTTACTACAATGTTACCTAAAACAGGGGTTACTGTTAAATTAAGACCTACAACATTTTATGATACTGTTGAGTTAGATAAAATGGTTGAACAATATCCTGCAGGAAGACAGGCACCAAGAATTACTTGGAAATTACAAAAACAAATTGTTGAGATTGATGGTGATTCTGATAGAGGTAAAATAGCTATGTTTGTTGATACTTTACCTATTATGGACTCTAAATACATAAGAACTTTTTTAAGAGAAAATGAACCGTCATTAGACCTTAAAAGAACAGCAAACGCCCCGTCAGGAGAACTGGTATCTTTCGAGATAACCTTTGGGGTGGAGTTTTTTCGGCCTTTCTTCTAACTATCGACAACTTCTAATTGAGGAGTATTACTTGATGGCCAAGTTCATTAGGACATCTTATATAGACTTCAATGAGATGCCAACCTATGTAAGAAAATTTTTAATAAATAGAATAATAGAAGATAATACACCAGAGACGTAAATTAAAATATGTCTTTGGTGTATTTATTTATAAAACAAATTTAATATGCAAGATGCTAGTTTAGACGCAAGTGGAAAAAAAGGTAAGGGTATCATTGACTCGTTTGGTGATGCTTTAGCAAGTAATTTTAGTGTTGCTGCCGTTAGTAAGGTTGTACAGGAACTTGATAATGGTGCTAGTTTACTTTTAAAACAGTTTGGTCTTGGTCAAGAAATGGCTCAAACATTAAATGCGACAATGGCTGATGCTGTTAGTAATGTTAGGGCTTTAGGTGGAGATATATCGGACGTTATTAAAACACAACAGGATGCTTCAGGTGCTTTACAAAGAAACGTAATATTATCTGCGGAAGTAAATAAAGACCTTTACGCTACAATGAAAGTAACCGGACAAGATGTTGGTAAATTGGTGACAGGATTTAAAGATGTTGGGATTGGTGCTGGAAAAGTTGCTCAAGAAATGAAAAACGTTGTTGACATTGCCGCACAATCAGGTGTAAATGCCGCGGATGTATCCTCAAAAGTCTTACAAAATATGGACGCTCTTAACAAATATAATTTTGAAGGTGGTGTATCAGGTTTAGCTAAAATGGCGGCACAAGCAAGTTTGTTAAGAATTGATATGTCACAAACATTAGCGTTTGATGAAAAAGTATTTGACCCTGAAGGTGCGATTGAAATGGCCGCAGCAATGCAAAGATTAGGTGTGTCTCAAAGTAGTTTACTTGACCCATTAAAACTTATGGACTTAGCACAAAACGACCCTGCCGAGTTACAAAATCAAATGGCGGAAATGAGTAAACAATTTGTTCAACTTGGTAAGGATGGTAATTTTGAAATCATGCCGGGAGCAAAACGTCAAATGAGAGAAATCTCAAAAGCGATGGGTATTCCTTACGAACAATTGACTAAAATGGCGTTAGGTAGTGCTGAGTTGGAAGACAAAATGAGTAAAATCCGTTTTCCTGATTTACCGGGATTAGACGAAGATAAGCAAAAAATGATAGCCAATATGGCTGAGATGGGTGCGGGTGGTAAATATGAAGTTCAAGTAACAGACCAAGAAACAGGACAAACAATTACCAAAGCACTTGACCAATTAAATGAAAAAGACGTTGCGAATCTTGAAAAAATGGCCAATACCGCTCCAAAAACTATGGAGGAATTGGCTAAAGACCAATTAAGTACTACACAAGCTATGGCCGCGGATATTGCATCAATGGCGGATAGAACAGGGTTAGGTTTAGCGGGGGGTAAAACGATGACTGGTCTTCAAAAATTCGGTAGAGCATCCACATCAAGTGTTGCTAAAGTGATGGCACCAAAACAAATGGAGTCAAAAAATCTTAGAAGTTCAATCGACAGCGGTGTTGATAAAAATTTAGATATAATAAAAAGGTTATCTGAAGGTAAAATAACTAAAGGTGAAGCATCAAAAGAATTAGGTACAAGTTTAAAAGATTTAAATTCTTTTATTAAAACCACTATTGAAACTAGTAGACAAAACGCAGGAGTAGAGGCAGAAAAATTAAATAAAGATTTTCCTCTTGTGAGACAACTTCAACAAATTACTACAGGTGATATGAGAGGACCTGAGAATATTAAAAAACAATCGTCAGATGCTAATCCCGCAAATGTTAAAAGAAATATTGGTAGTGTTAGAAATGCGTCCGCAACATCAACTAATACTCAATCAAATAACACAGCACCAAATAAACCAATTGAAATAACATTAAATCATAATATTGATTTAAAAACAAATGGTAATATTGATACTAATCAAGTGGTTCAAGCATTTAAGAATACTGATGTCCAACAAGGTATGGTTAGTGCATTAAAAGAGGCGATGTATAGTAATGGATTATTGGCCCCAACGTCAAATAAAACACAACTAATGAATCCTAACTTATCTAATAAGTAAGGTGGATAAAATAAAGTACAATCTATTTATAGATAAATAATAATATATGTCAGATAGTTCATTATCATTTGCATCCACGTCATCCTTTAGAAATTCTCTAATGGCAAAAAACTTGGCACCCTACAGTGTTCAAGGTGTTTATACTCCACCAGCAAATCAAGTTAATTACGAAACTATTTTAGGTGTTAGTAATGTTATTGATTCACCGGGTGAGTTAATAACAAATGACCCGTATGCTCAATTATTATATCCATTAAATGAATATGGGCCAAATGGGGGTTATAATTTAGACATTAATTTTAATGGACCTCCTTTACCTGTTAATTCAAATCAAGGAGAATATAACCCTAATGATACTGCGTTAGATTTACTTAATGAATTTTTTATTGACGCTGCTTATATTCAAAATGCGTATGGACCTAATGGTGGTTATAATGATTTAGTTATTATTACAGATGTTGAGAATAACAATAAGATTTATCAACCTTATTGGGAGCCACCAAGTTTTGCTCCGTCATCATATTCTCCATATAATATTTTATTATCACCAAATCCAATTGGTAGTAATGGTTTATTGTCTCAAGATTCATTTATTGCGAGATTTGGGGCAGTTGAATTAAATTCTTTATTGAAAAAAAGAATTGATGCTGAATTATTCCAAAATACATTAGGTCAAATCAACTTACAATCTCTACAAGACCCGTTTGAGATTAGTATGATGTTGTCAGGTCAACAACCTTTAGTTTATAAGAATTGGAAAATTACTGTACCTGAAAACCCTGTTGTTGCTGCGGCCGACTTCTTAACAAGATTAGCAGGGGCTTATTGGCCTGTTTCGTTAATACCAGGAGATTACTTCAATGATAATAACGAAAATAGTCAAACACAACAAACCTCAAACGCATTAAATACCGTTAATCAATTAACAGGTGGTTTATTAGGGCCAATTTTAAATCTTAATAGAAGTGGTTCTCAAATATTCTTGGCGAACACGGGTAATGGACAAAGGTCAGTTTTATTTGCAAATATAAATTACAACAGATATCAACCATCATACGATAAAGATTATGGTTTATTATTTGGGGTTGCTCAAGGACTTGTTAACTTACTAGTTCCAAATATTAATCCGGGTAATGGTACATTAGTTGGAGGTTATTATGTTGGTAATAGAACATCTGAACCTTCTTACATTACATCACCCCCAAATCAAATACCTGTTAATGCCTTTGGTCAACAAGACCCTTCACCTGTATATGGTCCATCAGAGATGGGTATTTTATATGAAGGTAATGAATCGGTTCTTAGCAATTTTGGTTTAGGAGGAAGGTCTTTTGCTGACACTGATAGTATTGACGGAGGATTCGTTTGGGTATCTCCAAAATATAAAGACAACGCCGGATTCCGAGCAATACCTGGTGGTGGTTCAGGAACAATGGATGAGGATTATCAATTGGTTAGTGGAAACATTACAAGAGATGAATCAACAAATATTGAATTTAAAGAAACTTCCATATTAGACCAAACTCAAAGACTAATTGATTCGGCTGATAATGTTACAGGTATTGCCCGATTAAAACACGTTGGTAATGCGATGAATCAAATTAGTAAGGTATTCAATGATGGGTATAAAGAAATTACTAAAGGTTCTCAAGTGTTATCATATACTGATAATACAACAGGAGGTGCTGCAGGAATTGAATATTGTAGAGTTTTTACAAAAGACAATCCTTATTACACATATAATGATTTACAAAAAACAGATGGTATTACTACTTCAGGTAGAAGATTTACTCACTCTGTATTAGATAACACATATAACTTAAACATTGTCCCATTAAGAAATCCGGGGTCAACAAACATTATTGCTAATAATGTTAATGGAACGGGGGGTTATGCTAAAAAATATATGTTCTCAATTGAGAACTTAGCTTGGAGAACATCAAGTAGACCTGGTTTTACTTATGACGAATTACCTGTTTGTGAAAAAGGGCCAAACGGTGGTAGAGTTATGTGGTTTCCACCATATGATTTAAAATTCTCCGATAGTAGTAGTGCCAATTGGAATGACACCTCTTTCTTGGGTAGACCAGAACCAATTTATACTTACAAGAATACAACTAGAACGGGTCAATTAAGTTGGAAGATTATTGTTGATAGCCCATCTGTAATGAATACTGTTGTAGAAAAACAATTAAAAGGTCAAAATAAAGAAAGAATAAATTCAATTATTGATTCATTCTTTGCGGGATGTGTTAAATACGATATCTATGAATTGGCGTTAAAGTTTAATACAATCCCAACAAAAGATTTATATACATATCAAGAGATTTTAAGTAACCCAAGATTAACGGATGAAGAATTAAAAAATGTTAGTATAAGTATTGCAAGAGAAAATTCTGTAACTCAAGGTGGTGCGGGAACACCTGGTGATGCAACAACAAAAGTAACAAATCCTGATACATCAATTGACGATTTTAAAAAGAATTATTCTCAATTGGCGTTTTATTTTGATAATGACATTCCTAACCCAAAATCAAACGGAACGGTTTCTTCAGTTCCATATAATGTAACATATTCTGCTTACACTAGTCCCGGAAATATTAAAACATATGTTGATACCGCAAGTGGTATTTTTAATGCGGGTAGTACTAATAGAAATGTTGGTGAGTTTTTTACTAATATTGTTGAGTCTAATTATAAAAAAATTGCAGTTAATGATAATAATTTTATAAAAGATGCTTACAATATTCTAAAAGAGAAAAAGGGAACTATAAGTATTCAAATGGTTGGTTCGGCTTCGGCGACCGCTAGTGTCCCGTATAATGAAAATCTTTCTAAACGAAGAAATGATTCGGTTATTCAATTCTTAAAAGCGTATCGTATTGGTGATGTTAATTTGGCTCCATTCTTTGATAATCAAACTTTACAAATTACATTACAAAGTGGTAAGGGTGAACAAATTTCAATACCTCAAGGTGAGTCAGGTACAGGAACACAAGTTGATTGTACTGTTGATATTAAAGATAAAAATGGTCAAGTTACTAAATTTTCTCAAGTGTATTCAACAGATGCGATGGCCTGTAGAAGAGTTAAAATTAATAGTATTCTTATTACACCAACTCCTCCAATAGATGTACCTCCACCACCAAAAACTGAAATTATAACTCCTGATGTTAGTGCGACAACAATTAATACAATTAAACCTGTTCAAACTGTTGAGATACAACAAAAATTGAAAGAAGGAATTGGAAAAAGAATAATTAGACAATTATTAAGTGAATGTGATTATTTTGAAGTTATTAAAGAAAGTAACCCTGTATTATATGGGTCAATTGCGGATAAGATTAAATTCTTTAATCCCGCATTTCACTCTATGACACCTGAAGGTTTAAATGCTCGATTAACATTTTTAAATCAATGTGTCAGACCTGGTGAAACAATACCGGTCATTGGTGTTGATGGTAAACCAAAATATAATGATGCGGTTAATACTGCATTTGGTGCACCACCGGTTTTAGTATTAAGAATTGGGGATTTCTATAATGGTAAAATAATTCCAAAAACAATTTCATTTACATATGACCCATTAGTTTTAGATATGAATCCGGAAGGTATTGGTGTCCAACCAATGATTGCAAATGTTAATTTAAGTTTTGATATGATTGGTGGTATGGGATTAGCTAGACCTGTTGAACAATTACAAAACGCATTATCGTTTAACTTTTATGCTAATACTGAAATTTATGATGAAAGAGCGACATGGACTGAAGATACATCAGCGTTAGATGCGACATTAATACAATCAATTTTAAATGCTCAACCTCCTGTCACAGTTGATAATGTCCAAACTGATATTGTTAATGATGGTGGAAATACTATTGGTGATATATTAACTAATATTCCGGTTACTAGTGGTCAAACAGGTGAAATTACCTATATGACCATTATGGATAAAATATTAGATGCGACTAAAGAATATTATACAAATGTTTTAAATCAAAGTGATAGTATTGTTAAATCGTACAATTATGGTGTGTGGCAATTAATAACTCAAGATAGATTATATACTTCGGGAGAAATAAGTTTAAATTCTAGTAGTATATTGGCCCCAATTTATGGAAAACCGGAAGGTGTTGAAACTAAAGTGGATTCATTATTTAGTACATTTATATCAGACATTAACGCTGATAATCCAACTAATCAAAATTATATAATATCAAGATTAATAGGATATAAATTTACTGACGCAACAATTCAAAGAGTTAAAACAAATATGAATCAATATATTAACACATTAAAAAGTGATTACAGTAGTGGTTTATTTACTAAAATTCAAGAAATTGTGACTTTAGAGCAAAGTATGGTTCAAATTATTAGAAAAATAAATTTAGTTACAACCAAAACTGATGGTAAGATTTTAGATACGGGAGTTCCTAGAGTTTATACAATATCCGGAACAACAGAAGTTAATACTGCAAGTCCTGGACCACCTTTGGATACTTATCAAGAATTGTGTGATGATTACCGTTTAGTTGGTATTAGATTAGACCAATTTAATGTATTGATGGACGCTGAAAAAATAATAACAACAGTTACTGTACCTTATGAAGGTCCGGGAGAATTTGAACCAATATCAAAAGACTTTGCAACAGCATCTGTCCAAGATAAAAGACAATTCATGGTGATGGCTCAAATTTTTAATGATAATAATAAACTAACACAATTTAAGAACGCAATTATTAGTGGTGAATTAAAAAATGATAATAAGTTAGTTAGAAAATTTAATAATATTTGTGATGATTTTGCGGATTTAACAAAAAAAGAGTTAATTGCTGAACAAAAATTTATTAAAACAATTAGGGATAAAGAATCTTATTCAAAATTTGTAAATCAACCGGCTTATCCTAAAGGTAAGTTAAGGAAGTTTACATATACTACGGTTCCTGACCCTGCAACTGAAACACAACAAAAAACAGATATTGCTAATTTATATAAAACTGTTAACGTTAATAATGATAAATTAACATTTGATGGTAAAATAAAATTTGATTAATTATGGGTACTAGAGATTATTATAATAGATACAATAATTTTATTGTTAATGGACAACAAACCGTTGTACCATATATTGGTCTGCCAAGTAAATCCACCGATAAAAGATATATTTTCAAAGTCGCTCAATCTAGATTAGATAAAGTTTCACAACAATTTTATGGTAGTCCTTATTTTGGTTGGTTAATATTACAAGCAAATCCACTATACGCTGGTCAAGAGTGGAATATCCCTGATGGGGCTATCTTGACAATCCCTTATCCTTTAATAGCTTCATTACAGGATTACAACAATGACCTA